TGCTCCGTACTTGTTAGTAATTCCAGAAATCTCTGAGAATACTGGAGTTGTTGTTGCATTGTATTCTGTTGCGTATGGTAAAGTAAACACACCTTGATCCTGATAAGTGGTTCTTGCTAAAGAAGAAGTAGTCCAACAATTTTCTTGAAAGTTATACGTCACACATCTGTCTACTTGTTCTGATCCTGATTTAGGATAAAACCAATTTACTTCTGTATATAAAGCATTTGGTGAAGAATATACAGTATCTGCAGAGTTATAATTAATTCCTAAATTTCCGTTTTGAGTAGTGAACACAAAATCTTCAACTAAACATGGAAGAGCTTTTACTGTACCATCGTACATAAAAAATCCACCTTCTCCTGACATCCAGTAAACTGCTCCATTGACGTAGCTAGCTGCGTGTTGAGCAATACAGCCACAATTTGTACCCACCTGTCTTACTGAAAAAGTAAAAGGAGGTCCAACAAATTGAATAACATAAGCAGCTAAATCTGTTAGAACAAAAACATAATCTTTACCTTGAAGAGCTGCAGTAATTTTATTTCCTGTATCTAATCTAAATGTTCCTGCAGTATTGGTAGCTGTAGGTAAATATTCATTTAAATTTTCTTGATCCGAGAATCTTACAAACATAGGATCTTGAGTAGCAGTATTTCCTATAGTTGTTTCTGTTCCAAAATGAAATAAATGTCTATCTCTATCTGAAACTAATGTAAATCGACTAGCTGTTGGATTAGCAGAAGTAGAAAAACTAGCGGTTGATAAAGAAGCTCTAACTGTTCTTGGATTAGATGCTCCTGCGTTCCATGTAAATGTTTTACCATTAAAAATAGTTGCAACTAATACTTCTCCAAAATTATCTAAAGACCAATTACCAGGATCTAAGATTACATTACTAGTTCCTCGTTCAGTGCCCCATGTTGAATTACCCCATAAGTAAGTGCTCCAACCATAACCGAACGTTTGAAAAGTAGGACCTACTTCAACATAAGGATTAATAGATGCTGCACCAGATGCAGACGCGGCACCACTTGCATTAACTCTCATTTGAATTGTAAAAGTATTGTCATTAGGAACAGTTAAAATTTCAAAAGCACCTTCTGTAAAATCTGTTGTAGAGTATCCTGTCGGAGGAGTAACTGATGTAAAGGTTACGTATCTCCCAACTTCTAAACCGTGAGAAGTTTTGTTTACCGTTACATTGTTTTGACTAGAAAAAGTATTAAAGGTTGCTCCTGTAATTGCAGTATCTAAAGGAGTAATATCGTAAAAAGCTTCACCATAATATAAGAATAGACCTTGAGAAGTTCCGATAGCTGTATATCGTTCTCCTTGTAAACTTGTAAATGCTAATTGTGCTCTAGCTGCACCAGGAATTGTTTCATTAGCTTGTGTAAGTTGTTCCCATCCACCTATTTTTTCAGGAGCGGTGTATCTAAAACGTACAAAATCTCCATCCACCCATTGTCCGGGAAGAGCGGAGGGTACGCTTTGTTTATTAAAACCTGCTGCGAAATCTACTTTTTTTAATGCCATAGGGTTGAATATATAAGGTTTTTGTTATTTTGGTAGTATTATATTCCAATCTAGCTTGGATATCAAATCCTGTAAATGAACATCTTTTAGTTGATTATTTTTAACATATTGAGTCATTTCTGGGACATCTACTATGACCCATTGATTTTTAAAATTAAAAACCATCTTATCAGCTTTAGATTTAAAATAACCTACTTTTTTATTTTTTTGAATTGGACGAGTATCAAATTTTAAAGTCTGATTACTTACCCCTTCAATAATACCTTTGATATCCCACAATTCTTTAAGTTTTTGTTTTTTAGTCGCTAATTCTATATTAATAAGTTTTTTTTCAAATTTCATAAGTATTGATTATTTAATTTAATTTGATATATATTTAAGTATAAAGTATGAATTTATTTAAAGAACATAATAACTTTTTATCAAAAGAAAGCAAAGATTTTATAGATAATGTCTTATTGGGAGATAAATTTCCTTTTTTTCAAATTCCTTCAACAGGATCTTTGGGAAAAAACATAAAAGATAATTTATTTAATCACTTAGTTTTACCCAGACCTGAAGACAGAAGTATTACAGAAAACGTAACATCAGGGTTCTATGAGCCAACTGTAAAAATTTTAAATGAATTTTCACAAGCCGTAAAAATAAAACCTCATTTTTATTTAAGAATTTCTTATAATTTAACATATCCCAATGGTTTTGAAAAAAGCGGCATACATAGAGACCATGACTATGATTACAAACAAATTATTATATATCTTAATGATATGGAAGATAAGGAATCTAAAACAGTAGTTTTAAAAAATAAAAAAATTATTAAAGAAATAAAACCTAAGCAATACAAAGGGGTGTGTTTTGATAAGTCAGAACATTTTAACTACAACCCTAAAGTAGGTAAAAGACTTGTATTGATAGGTACATTTATTTAAATTATATTTTATGAAAATTAAAAATTGGTTTTGGTATTTTGAAGAAGCTTTATCTAAAAAATTCTGTGAAGAATTAATTAAGTATGGCAATCAAAAAGAAGAAAAATTAGCTTTAACAGGTAATTTTACTGATGAAAAAAAAATGTCAAAAAAAGAATTAAAAAATTTAAAGAAGAAAAGAAATTCTAATGTTGTATGGATAAATGAATGGTGGGTATTAAAACATATACTTCCTTATATACATTCAGCCAATAAATCTTCTGGTTGGAATTTCGATTGGGATAGTAGCGAAGATTGTCAATTTACAAAATATAAAGAAGGACAATTTTATGATTGGCATCAAGATTCATTTAATGGCGCTTATAACAAGCCAGATAATATTAAGTTACATAATAAAATTAGAAAGTTATCAGTAACGTGTTCTTTATCTAATCCAGATACTTATAAAGGTGGGGAATTAGAATTTTATCAAGGTGATCCTGTAAACAGTAGAAAAAAAAATGTAATTAAAGTTCCCGAAATAGTAAAACAAGGTTCTATTATTGTATTTCCTTCTTTTATGTGGCATAGAGTAAAACCAATTATAAAAGGTACGAGATATTCTTTAGTAATTTGGAATTTAGGAAAGGACTTTAAATAATGAGTTTTAAAAATAAAAAATATTTAGTTGTTAAAAATGCTATATCAAAAGAATTAGCTATTTTTATTTATAATTATTTTTTAATGAAAAGAAATGTAGCTGATATTTTATTTAAAAAAAAATATATATCTCCCTTTGAAAGTATGTTTGGAACTTGGAGTGATGATCAAGTACCAGAAACCTATTCTCACTATGCGGATACGGCAATGGAAACTTTATTATTAATGCTTAATGATTTGATGAATAAAAAAACTAAATTAAATTTATATCCTACTTATTCATATGCAAGAATTTATAAAAAAAGTGATGAACTTAAAAGACATAAAGATAGATTCAGTTGTGAAATATCTACAACTATGAATTTAGGTGGGGATGCTTGGCCAATTTATTTAGAGCCTTCTGGAAAAAAAAATAAAAAGGGTAAAAAAATTATTTTAAATCCCGGTGACATGTTAATATATAAAGGCATGGAATTAGAACATTGGAGAGAACCTTTTGAAGGTGTAGATTGTGCTCAAGTTTTTTTACATTACAATAATTCAAAAACAGATGGTTCGGATAAAAATATTTATGACAACAGAGAAACATTAGGTTTACCAGACTGGTTTAAAAAAAAATGAAAGATTTATTCTTAGGTATAAAACAAGATAAACGTTGTATTTCTTTAAAAGAAAAGAAAAAAATAATTAATCAAATCGATAAGATACCTTATTCTAATACTTATAAGCCAAGTTATCAAAAAGAATTATTTGAATATCATAACAATAAAATTATTTATGAAAATTTAAAATCTAAAATATTTGATTCATTTAAAAAAGCTTGTTGCAATTATTTAAACCATACCCCCAAAAAAATTAACATGAAATCGTGGGTTCATATTACTTGGAACAAACCTAATAAAAAAGCAAACGTGTTTCACTGCCATAATAAAAATAATCCACTAGCATTAAGTGGAATTTTTTATTTACATCTACCTAAAAAATCAGAAAGTACATTTTTTCATTGTGAAGATAAAAGATTTTCTTTACCTAAAAAAGAATTAACTTGGTTTATATTTAAATCAGATTTATATCATGAGCCAGGCAGATGTTTTGACAAGGAGAGTAGATACTGTGTATCTGCAGATTTTTGGATATGATTAATAAAAAAATATTATCGGAAGTAGCTCTTTATTATGGAGAACTTAAAATGCCTGTTAATTTTGAAATAGATAAAAGTGTTTTAATAAAAAATATTTCTTTGTCTAATTTATATGATGATGTAGATTATGCTTTTTCTAGAGAACAAGATAAAATATCTACCTATATAAAAGAATATATGTTTGTTAAACATGGGTATGCATTTGTAAATTTAAATACAACTGGAAATTATTTTGAAAAAAATGAAAAAACAAAACCTTTATTACAAGTAGACCCTGTAGATTTAAAAAATTCAGCGGACTTTGTCTGTCTTTATGGAATAGAAATAGATGATGATTCATGTGAGGTGTGTATTTATTATGATGATAATAGAAGAAAAGGAAGAAGTTGGACTATTAATTTAAAAACAAATAATTTTATAATTTTTCCTAGTACACAATTATATTATATTAATAATGTAAACAACAATTATTTAAACTACGTAGAAACCACAACTTATCAATATAAATAATGGAATCTTTTATTAAACAATACAATATAGATTTAAAACTTTGTGATCAATTAATTAAATATTATAAAAAAAATACCGAATATAAATCTTTAGGAATACATTACAGTGCTAAAACAAAAACTTCTGTTGTCGACAAGAACCATAAAGATTCAATAGATGTTACTTTTTTTAATAACTCTCAAAATAAAACTATAAACAAATATTTTGATATATTGACACAATTAGTTACTGATTATATTAAACACTTTAATTTAAATTACGGCGTAAGAAGTTGTGACTCAGGAACTAACATTCAATTTTACCCTAAAAATGGAGGTTTTAAAACTTGGCATACAGAAAGAAGCAATATTAAAAACTCAAAAAGAGCTTTAGTTTTTATGACTTATTTAAATGATATAAATGATGGGGGTGAAACTGAATTTTTATATCAAAAAATTAAAATTAAACCTAAAAAAGGTTTATCTTTAATATGGCCTACTGATTTTACTCATACCCATAGAGGTATTCCTTCCCCTACTGAAGAAAAAATGATTGTAACAGGTTGGCTTGATTTTGTTTAATTATTGAGTCCAAATATACCAAGGCATTCCATATACATCGTCTGGATGTTGGTCATTTGCATCAACTGGTATTCCTTCATCAGAATAAGATAATAAATCCCATGTTGTATTTGTTTCATTCCATCTATAAAAATGAGTAAGAATATCATAAGTATCACGAGTAGGTTGATCTCCAATCGGTGCTTGCCATCTAGCATCTGTTTCATTTAATACCCAAGATGCATATAGTTTAGGGGGCATAAAAATATTTTTTTCAGGAAACCAAGTATAACCCTTAGCTGCTCCGTTACCTCTAAAAGCTTTTGTGTGATCTCCACTTAAATGTTTATTTTTTCTAGTATGAGTAGAAGTTTGAATCCATTGATTAGCTGGCCAATTATTATGTTGTTCTAAATGAGCCTGTCCTAATGATTCTTGCTCTACTCCATTTTCATCTGTGATAATTTCATTACCTACATGAAGTGTATTTATTACCAAATTATTTTCATCTATTTTTGCAAAATTAGCCATATTATTGAAATTTATACCTTATTATTACTACACCAGGATATCCTGTTGCGTTTCCTGCAGCTCCTCCACCAGTCGTATTTGCACCAGTACCAGTACCAGCAGAACCACCAGATCCTTTGCCGCCACCAGCATAATATCTTAAAGATCCACTTGGTCCGGGAGTTCCAACACCTGAAGCTGTATTAATTGCAGTACCTGCTCCAGCGCCACCATCATTTGATGTTCCGGCTGCTGTTGCTCCGCCACCACCGCCGCTTGGACCATTATATCCTCCAGGGGCAGGGCCTCCTGGATTTCCTTGTGGTGGACTAACTGGAGGAGTATTTCCAGCTCCTGCTGATCCACCTCCACCTGCATCGTTTGAACCCATGCCGCCACCAGATCCTCCTGGATCTCCTGCTTGATCTCCTCCTGAGTTATATGTACCTTTGTAAGTACCTCCTCCACCGCCTCCAGTAGAAGTAATATTTGAAAAAATTGAATCACCACCTGGATTTCTACCTGATCTTGGGGCACCGGCTGCACCTGAACCTACAGTAATTGGAAAAGAAGCTTCAGTAACTGAAATAGCGGTTCCGCCCGGGTTTCCATTTAAAGGAGAGGCTGTGTATGAATCAACACTTGATTTATATTCTCTAAATCCCCCTGCTCCGCTTCCTCCAAAGTTACCACCGCCACCGCCACCGGCAACAACTAAATATGAAACTTCATCATTTGCGGGCTCTGTGGCTAGTCCTGAAACCGCAAAAGTTCCTGGACTTGTAAATGTATGAATTCTGAAATCACCTTCTTCAGTAATAGTTCCACCTGAAGCATCTATAAAAGATTCACCTGCTCCAGAAGTAAGACCAAACCCTCTTCCTGAACCTGCTCCAAAACTTCCTAATATTGGCATAATCTTTCTCCTCCTAATTTATTACGCAAACTGTGTTTGTGCAGCTAACACTGTAAATGTAGATGAACCAGTTTTAATAATTGTATATGAATAAGTATCTAATGAGTTAATATTACCTGCAGAGGGGGCTGCTCCGCCTTGCCATTCTGGAGTAACACTTGATCCATCAATTTGGAATGCTGAGTTGTAATAAGCTGTTCCAGTTTGAGCCACAATATGAGCAATTGTAATTGACTCACCTGTGTCCATAATTGAGTCTAATGAAGTAGAACCATCACCTCTGACATTTAATGTCCAGTTACCTGAAGCAGCGGTTGTATAATTTAAAACTGCTTGTGTAAGAACATCATAAGCAACTGTACCTGTAGCTGCAACTGCAGCCGTAGTTACTTTTTCTGCAACACTTTGAATTTTACCTTGACCATTGAAAGTTGCTCTACCAGTTCCTTTTGGTGTAATATTTAAATCTATATTGGCATCCCCACCTGTTGCAGATATTACTGGTGCATTACCTGTTCCTGCGTTTGCTATTGTAAATTCATTAACAGCGGATCCAGTTGTTGTAAATTTAATTTGCTCATTAGAGTTTTCATCTATAATGCCTTTAGTATTATCAATAATAATATTTTGTGCATTTGTATCTAAATTAGCTGAAAGTTGTGGTGAATAATCTGAAGATAATTCTGTAAAAGCCGTATCAACAACATTAGTACCATCAGAGTAAACTGCTTTAGTTCCTTTGTCTGTTGCTGCCCAAGTTACTCCAGTTCCTGAACTAGTTTTAACAGTTACAGTGTGAGAACCTGAAGTAGCATTATCAATAATGTAAGTTTTTTCAACCGAGTCTGGAACAACAACGTTAACTGCTCCACCAATTGTACCAATTAATTTTAATACTTTATTTTTACCATTAGATATTGCACCATTTGTAAAAGTTAAAGTTGCACCAGATGTAATACCGACTGTTTGATAACCACCGATTGCTTGTTCTAGAATTAATAAGTTTGTGTTTGTAATTTGTCCCCAAGTTCCTGAATTTTCTCCAGTAGCTTGAACTGTAAGTTTTAAACTTGTTGATGTTGAGTTTGCCATATTTTTATACTCCGATTTACTTAATTTATTAAAATTTTGTTATAGTGTCAAACTATAAATTATGCAGCGTTGGTATTAACTTCTTGCCATCCTGGAGGATCAACTGGTGCTGTGCCAGTATTGATTTCGTTCCAAATCAATACATTTGTAGCTGTCCCTAATGCAAAAGTCAAGGCATTTCCTGAAGGAAATACTTTAGTTTCTTGAGTAGTTGTAACCGTTCCTAAATTTGCAGTTAAAGCAATTCCAGTTACATCTATTGGTGTATTTAAATCAACAGTCTCTTGACCTAATGTCATGGTCATTGTTTGACCATAATTAGGGTCCGCATTAAAGATACCATTACCCCATCTTGAATTACCCCAAGTAGAATCACCCCACGACATTGTAGTATCTCCTGCTGAAGTATTAGCGTCTCCATGAACTTCTACGTTAGACAAGAACATAGCCATTGCTTGACCCGTAAGTGTTGCATCTGGTGCAGGGTCAACACCTGAGAAATTTTCAGACATTGCCATTACAAGAGTGTTTACTGGTTGATTACCATAAACTCCAAATCCCCAACTAGAATTACCCCACGTCGAAGCAGATTTAGCTGCTACTTCTGCAATAGTAATATTATCAGCAACAACTGTTCCTAAATTAAAGGACATGGATATTCCACCTGCTTGTGCAAAAGCGGGATTAAAGTTTACTTGAGCAACCATTGGTAAACCAGTTGGTGTTGCAACAAATGCAGAAAACGCATCTACTGTACCTGTAGTTATTGTAGCTGAATTTCCTGTAGCTATTAAACTTGAATCTCCATTTATAGAAATACCACTAGAGCCTTCTGCAGCAGTCATAGCAAGACCAGTTACTTGATGTACATTACCTGATTCTCCCCAAGTTTCTGTTCCCCAAGTATCAGAACCCCAACCTACATTTACTTCACCTGTAACAACAACACCGTCATTATTAAGTGACATATCCATATTTTGACCACCACCCCAGAAAGAACTGCCCCACGTAGAATCACCCCATAAACTATCATTAGGGTTAGAAACAAAAACAGTTAAATCTTGGTTTTGATTCCAAGCACCTTGATTATATGGGTGAGCTCCCCATGAACTAATAACCATATCCATGATACCGCCCATACCTATTCCATGGACATAACATAAATAATAAAAATCTGTAAAGGAGGAAGGGGTTATTTCTACATAACGAGTAGTGGCAGCATTAAAAGTAGTTGTGTTTGTGTATTGAGAATAAGTAACAGCTCCATCTAAATAGTATGTTACACCCGAAGTTAAATACTGATCTTTACTAGTAGTAGTAGAAAAAATTAAAGGATGATTATTATTAGAACCTGCACTTTGTTCAAAACGCAAAGTAGCATCTGCAACCCAGTCAATCGTACCTGGTCCTGTTGCATTCCTAGCTCCATCTAAATAAAATACATTACCTGTGCCACCCCCATAGAGATCGCCACTTGCTACGGTAACCGTATAAGTTTTATTTGCCATAGGAGCCTACCTCCTACTAGCCCGATATTCTTAGTATCGCTGCTGTTGATGTTGGCGCTGGAAACTGAATTGTGAAAGTACCTGACGTAGCTGTTTTATCTGCTCCAAAATTTAAAACACAAACCGCATCAGTAGTACCAGACCCTGATCCTGCTGTTGTATTATAAATTAAAGCACCTCTTGCAGTCAGTGTTACACCTGTAAAAGATCTATCACCAAAATCACATCTTGCTACACCTGCAGATATAGAAGTTCCTAGATTAACTAGAGCTCCGCCGCCTTGAGCGTACTGACCAGTGTTAGCTACTTGACCACCTGTGCTATCACCTGGGTAATTAGTAGTTGCAGAATTTAGAGTTGCTGTTGAAATGTAAAGAGCTAGCTTGTAAGTATCACCACCAGTTTGTTTAAAACTCATTGCTCCATCTAAAAGTTCTTTTTTAAATGAATTACAAATTGCTTGTGTTATGGCCATAATTTATCTCCTTATTGTT